CGTTAGTTGGTGCTGTACCATCTGACCCACCACCAAGTGAATCAACAAAAGGATCTGTTACGTCTGTGTATGTTGTACCAGCAGCAGCATCGCCCCAAGTTGTTCCTGAAGTGTTGTGATCCATCCAGTAAATGTATTCTGATCTAGTTTTTATTACGTTTGGATAGTAGTTGTCGTCACCTTGTGGTGATTTACCATCGGATGCTTTTGAAACTTTAGAATATGTTTCTAAAACTGTTCCTTTTGCACCTGATATTCCTCCATCTTCGTCAATAACGACTATGTGCATTTCATCATTTGATCCACCTCTTTGTGAAACATAATCTGAAGTGCCTGGAGCGCCTTCTACTGAATCGTAATATTGCCATCTTCTTCTAATTGGACTATCGTCCGCAACTGCTGTGTGTAACCCATTTGAGTCATTAGCATCGAAGTGTAATGGTTCTTCTTTTCTACAAAACGAAATATCATTTGTTGATATAGCAGTTACTCTATATTCGTAACCACCTGTTTCGTTAAAGTTTATAATGTCACCTACATTTAGTAATGTACCATCATCAACAGTTATTGTTGTATCGCCAACTGCTGTTGAAGCGTCATCTACTAGTAAGTTACTATTATTTGCTGAAGTTTGTTCGTAAGCAGTGGCGCTTGGACAAACAGATACTTTTAGGTTGTTACCCCAAGTTCCTGCTGTTCTAGCAACCCAATGTCCTACAGCACCTGAGCCGTCAGCATAGTTGTCTTCGTAATCTTGTGTGTTTTTCACTAAAAGACCTGAACTATTAGCAGTAGCATTTAAAATACTACTGTTTGTAATTCTTACTACTCTCAAAGCATTAGAATATAATAAAAAGTTTGAAGCAGTAAAAAAGTATTCAAAAGTGTCTGTGTCAGGTTTTCCGAATGTATTAACCAAATCTTTTTCTGAAGAAATGGAAACTACTTCATCAACAGGACCTTGTTTAGCATAGATTGCTACAGCACCAATTGAAGTACTTACAGCAGGTATGATCTGCGTTAAGTCTATCTCTTTTGTGAGAACACCTGGTGATACTTGAAATGCCATATTGGTTTCTCCTTAAAATTTACGTAAATTAATTATAACAAAATTTTTCATTTTTTTTTATTTGCAAATAAAAACTCTTATAATGTTTATTGTGCGATTTCATTAGATATTTATAAGACTTGAAAACTACAAGATATCCCCTTTATGTATAGTAACAGGATGCCACATTGTTCCATACTCATCTACTTCCGCTTCAGCGTCATTTAAACCGTCATCCATAAACCCAAACGGTGCCATATCTTGTTCTATTGCGTTTTCTTGTTCTTGGAACAGCATTGCTCTTACGTCAGAATTAGTCATTTCTTTAAAATATCGTTGATTTACTAACCAGGAGAATATGACTAAACATATAACAATATCGTCATTTGCTCCTTCTTCCGCTTCAAAAGATGAGGCACGTCTTATAAATGTACTTAATTCTTTAATAGTTTCATAATCTTCTATAACAAACTTATTATCTTCAACAAGTGTTTTTAAGTTTGTACAACCTATTCTTTTAACTTGCTTTGTCATACGAACACCTAATTGTGTTCCTCTTTTACTAAATCCAGCACCTAATATCTGACCATTTCTACCTCTCATAAACGCCATCAAAATATTGTCATATTCTAATTCGTAATGTAGTGTATCAGCAACCTGTTGTCCTAAATCATTAACTTCGATTAAAACGTGAGCATTATTAAACTGTTTAGCAACTTGTTGTATAACGTGAGGAAAGATTAATGGTTTAATTTCATTGCTCTTATATCGTGCCATTATCTTGTATGGTGCTTTACCATTAAAAACAACTAAAGCAGAATAATCTTTCAATGTACCTCTTGCTACATCAGCAGTAATAAAGTATTCTTCTCCCTTTACTGGTTTATGAAATATATCTAAACCATCTTTAGAATAAATTGGTGGTTTGTGTGTCATTGTTCTTAACTTACTTGCTTTGATTAAAGTATCAATCGAACCTACAAACTCACACTCAAACTCTACTTCAAATTGTTCTTTACTTGTATTCTTAATTGTTTCTTCTTTCCACTTTTCATCTCTACCTGGTACTTCACTCCAATGTACTTCGATAGGTTTATATAAATTTCTGTTCTCTTCAGCATCTACCCATAGTTTATAAAACATATTCATTCCGTGAGGTGTAGATACAATCATAACTTTTGTATCTTTACCAGAAGAGATTGTAGGATAAACTGAACTGAAAAACGATTCAGCAATTTGTTGTGGTACATAAGCAAACTCATCAAGGAAGATAATATTAAAAGATGATCCCCTTACTGAACTTGAAGATGTTGCTGCTGCAACTAACTTACTACCATTTTCTAATTCTATGTTACCTTTGTTCCAATTAATAACACCTTGTTGTAACCAACTAGGTAAATTTTCATATGCAAGTTGATAACGTGATAAAATATCTCTAGCAGTTGCTGCTTTGTTAGCAAGAATTGCTATATTCTTATTATCATTAAAAATAGAATAGTAAAGTAGGTAAGAAATAATGGTTGTTGATTTACCACTTTGACGTGGCATTTTACAGATTGTAAATCTATTATTGTGAAACGTATCTACTAATTTTTCTTGGAAGTCATATAACTCAAATGGTACAAGACCTTTATCAAGTGAAACAATTTGAATATAGTTTTTAATAAAGTAGATAGGATCCTTCATACACTTTTGTATTTCTACAATTTGTTCTTTAGTGTATTCTTGTTTTACATTAACCTTTTTTAGGTTAGGGTTTCCTAAATATGCTTCACTCATTTATAATAATTCCTTCTATGTGTGTATATCCTAATTGTAGTGCTGCTTGTATTCTTTGACTACCCCTCTTAACTTTAAACTCTTTTTGTATATATGGTATTCCAGAAGCACCTAATTTTGGTTTATCTGAAACTTCATATCTTATAATCTCAATTGGATCTATCATTTCTTCACCCTCTAATAATTCTTTTAGAGGTGTCATTGATTTAATATAACCTAATTCTGATATGTTAAATATCTTTTTCTTCAGGTTCTGTGTTAGCGCTTTTAATACTTTCATCTTTATCTATCTGCTGACCCTTTAACATTTTTTGTAATTGTGCTGTACTACCTACAAACAAAGCGTTTTTAATTTGTGGATTTGCTCCTTTAGGTACTTGTTTCAAATCTTTTAATTTTTTTTGTAAGTCTTGTAACTTATCAACTGTTTCAGCAACGTTTTTAATTAAGTTACCAGCAACTTCATAAGCACGTGGGTGTTGTCCTTCTCTTGCAATATCTAATATACCATCTATTGCGTCTTGTCCTCTTTCGATAAGATTGTAATAACTTTCTCTGCTATATTTGTAATCGTTATCCACATCTTCTTTCTTTTTATCTTCTACTCTTGGAACAGGTGGTTTAGATTCAACGGTAACTGTTTTTGTATTTGATTCAATACCTAATACTTCATTAATTTTATCATCAATACCCATAATTTCTCCTATTTATCTGTATCAGTTACAGGATCATACGACTTACCATCAGCGTAATTTGTTATTGTTGTTGTAAATCCAAAATCATCATCAGCACTTGCTGAAGTTGGACTTGGTTCTACAGTAATTCTTAATTCTCTACCTTCAGCGCCAGTTGTATCTGTATAAGCATCTGCTTGAACTGTTTTGATAACACCTTGTGATGATTTCTTACCATACAGATAAGTTTTAGCAGTAAATGTTAATTGATAGATTACTGCTCTTCTACTTGTAAAATTACCTGTGTAACTATCTTCGTAATTGATATTTGTTAAAATAACTGGCACATCTCTTTTGATACTCATACTTGGAACTAAATTAATTGTTAATGTATAATCTGGTTGAAAGTAAGGTAAAATTTGTTCTATAATTTGTAGTCCAGCGTCGGCAGTAGCAGTAAATGTGTATAGGTTTATGTCAATGTTGTAGGGAACAGGATTGTACATATACTCTAATCTATTAGCATCGCTAGAACTTACTGCTTTGTACTTGCCGACTCTGGCCAACTTACGGGTAGGGTCGTAAGATATTCCCGCTATTTCAAAACCCATACGAGGTAAAGTAATAGCGAAATTTTTATCAGTTAAATCAGGTTGTTCATCTAATCTAACCAAAAACTTTTCTTTAGGTCCATATGACAATGGCACTTTAATTGATTGTACAGCATTACCATTTGAGTCTTTTCTTCGTACCTGTACATTATTAAATAACGTACCAAACGCTATTATAATTTTTCTTAATGATTCGTTGTAAAAATAATCTCCAAACATCTTTATAATCCGTTATCTGCGTCACCAAAAGGGTTTCTTTCAGTAAAGTCTAGTATGTCATCAGCAACGCTTGTTGAGTTAAATCCTGCTTGACTATCATATGTATCATTATCAGCAAAGTCATCTGTTTGAGTAGCAAGAGAATATGATTCTTGTATTAAG